TGCCTTTGTAACCTTTTCTATGCTATCTCCTAAACCTTTACTTTTCATTTTTTATATATGCTATTTTTAACAATACTAAGTAACCAATTAAATCGCTAAGTGTATCTTCTGTCTTGTCGTTTAATCCTTTGTTTTTTATCCTTGCTAACTTGTCATCTATTCTAACTTTGATTGCTTCGGTAGAATCTAACTTGCTAAATATATTAGAAGGATTGTTTGCAGTATCTCCGTAGGCTGCGTTCTTTTCTAATAACAAGTCTATAACTTCATTACCTATTTTCTTAATTAAGTATTCAGTCTTCATTAATCTTTTTTTTTATTTCTTTATAATCCACAATACCCAGAATCACAACTATTAAAATCATCATCGAATAATTCTGTTTGTGTTTTCCATTTAATTACATCTTTATACATCACATCACTTCTCCATTTGCTTTTACTTGTTTCTTGGTCTGCAAACCATTTCATTTTGTTTGGATGTTTATCACTCATTTTTTTAAGTAACAAAGGGCTTCTCCAGTGACAACCAATACAATTATTCATATATGCAAATCTTACTGGTTTATCCTTCCAATACTTTTCTATATTATCTTTGTAAATATTATCATTTATTAATGGAAATTCTGGTTGACAATATCTCATTTCTTGCCAACTGTTTCTACCATCTTTTAATTTACTAAATGTTGCTTTTACTTTTGTGTAACCTTCTTCATCTGTTTTGCTTAACATAGTTTTAGCTCGATTAGTTTCATTAGCTCTATAACCAAAACGCATTATAACTGGTTCTTTAATTACATCATACATCCAATATAAAACAGGCATTGTTTTTAGTTCTGTGGTGCAGTATCTTGCAATTTTATTTGGTAGATAATTTTTTTTATTAGTTATTAATTTATCAAATGTCTTACCAGTTACCCAATGTATTTCCTGACCTATAAACTGCTCTAAATCTAATATTGTATTAATGATAACATCATCTTCTAAAGTGCCTATAAATTCAGTTCCTAATTTATCAGATACCAACTGCCTAACTTTTGCATCTGGATAGATACAATTTTTGTCATCAGTTCTAACTAAACTAAATACATTATAGTCAGCTTTGTAATTAGCTGCTATGTAAGCTGAGGTTTTGCCTCCCGATATGCTATTAACAGTCTTCATTAATCTTTTTTTTTATTTCTTTAATACAATTGTTTATTGTTCTCCATACTACAACGTGAGATATGTTGGTTGCTGCTGATAGTTTTCTAATGCTGTGGAACTTCTTTCTATATAAATTAAATAGCTTTTTATCAAACCAGTAAAATTCGTCAACTATATCGTCAACCATTTTTTCTATATCTACATAGCTATCGTTGTCAGCCTCAATAATGTTTTTTAAATCTTTTTCAATTAGTATTTCTTTGTCTACTCTTATTGTATCAATGAATATATTGTGCATCATCTTATATATAAACGCTTTATTTAAAGAATCGTTATATAGAATGTCATTAATTTTTACTTTTCCGTTATAAATTTTACTATGTAAAGCAATGTAAAAGTCGTGTAGTAAATCTTTTGCTGGTACTTTACTGTTGCTGCTTATTTCTTCAGCCATACTTAACCAAGTAGCTTCATCTCTTACTAATATTTGTAGTATGTTATCTACTTCTGAATTCATCTAACTCAAGTAATATATTTACAAAGTCATCATACTTTAAAGCAATGTAATCATCTTCAAAGTTTTTAGTAAATACAACAACAGGAGTTTTTAAAGTTCCTCTTGCATCGCCTTTGCTTTGCTCTAATGCTTTCCAGATGTTTAGCTTTTCTTGGTTTTTACATTCCCAGCTATATTCAGATAGTATACCAGTTGTAGTTAAAATATCACCTTTAAAGCTGAGGCCGCCTGAATTGGGTGTCCTTTTTATATCTGTTTTAAAACGTTTAGCTAAATCTTTTGAAATTTTCAGCTCGAACCTTTTACCTTTTTGATTTGCATTTAAACTCATAATTTTTGAAAGTGTTTTCTTATTATTGCTCCAAGTTCAGCGTCATTAGGATATAACCTACACAAAAAATTAATGCTATATTCAACAGGAGTATCACTACTAACATAGTAGTTGTCTTTTGTTTGTCTGTATTCATTTAAACCCCTTTTTTTACTCATTGTAAAATAAATATGCTATAACAGAACCAGCTATAAAACTGATTAAATGTGTTGTAATAATTAATGCTAATAATCCGTTCATTTTTTAAATGTATTAAATTTTTTCTTAAGTTCTGCAGTTTCTTGATATGCTTTTACATTTTGCATTGTTAATAATAATTGCTTTTTATTTATTTCATCTATTGTGCTTCTTAGTTCTATCATACACTTTAAGCTACTTTGCAGCGTCTCTACTGCATCCAATTTGCTTTGTGTTACCTTACCCACCTTTAAGCCTTCTTGAGCCTTTAAAAGCAATATTTCTAATTTGTTCTTTGTAATTGTATAATCTAAATCTGTCATCTTAAAACATTCTTATTTGTTGTTTATGTTGTTCTATTCTTTTTATTGCTGAGTTATAATAATCTTCATCAAGTTCACAAGCAGTTAAATCATATTTTAAGTTGTGACAAGCTATTGCTATGCTTCCAGAACCTAAATGAGTATCTAATATTTTATCTCCTTCTTTAGCATAGTTCATTAATAGCCATTCATATAATTTAACAGGTTTTTGAGTTGGATGGATTCTATCTTCTTTGTTTTTCATATCTCCCTGCAACATTCCGCACCATCTAAATTGATGATACTCAACTCTTTTAACAAAACTTATATATGCTATTTCACCTCTTGAATAGTTGCCAGTCCCTATTTTATCCCAAAACAATCTACCACCATTTAATCCCATTCCATCAAAATAATTAACACCCCATATAATTTGATTTTTACTAACTCTTTTTAATTCTCTAAAATATTCTTTTGTAGGTGTTTTATTATCCCATTCAGATGTTTTATAGGTTTTAGGTTTTATAGGTTTTTTTAAAAATGAATTTTTAGCAACCATATTTTTATTTCCTAAAGTTTCGTAATTAGATATTCCTAAACCATAAGGAGGGTCTACAATAGCCAAGTCAAAATGGTTATCTTCATACCTTGCCATTAGCTCCATATTATCTTCGTTAGTAATATTCATTGTTTTAAATTCATAGTTAATAAAAACTCATCTCCTAATTCTTTGTCTATCTTTTTAATAGTTCTGTATATCTCTACGCTTTTCCTTTTAACATCTTCTTTTTCTGCTTTAGTAGAGTCTGTTCCTAAATGTGCATAAAGCGAACAATCTATTTCTAAAAGTTTATCTATTTTTCGTTTATCAGTCCAGCTTTTAAATCCTGTAAACTCTTCTATGTTTTCATATTTGTATTTCATTGTTTTTGTTTTAGTACATTATTACCACCAATTGTAAAACCAAGTCCACCATTGTAATCAAACCTTAGTGGTTCACCTAACATTGTTGGTTTACCGCCTGTTTCTTTATCTTTTATTTTATACACGTGTACTTCTGTCATCATCCAAAGTTTATCGTGTGAAATTAATCTATGTAAACAAATAAAGTTATCTACTCTATTTGGAAACACTTGGCCACCTTCACAATCAGCTTTTCTTGGTGGTTGTATATGTCCATTTAATTGATGGTCTGGTGGATAAACTCTTCTTGCAGCTTCTGTTTGTGGATGCATTGCAATAAACATTGTTTTACCTGTTTTGTTGCAAAACTCTCTAACATCATTACAAACTTGATAATTTCTTTCAAATTGTGAAATTCTTCTATCGTGGTTTATACCTGTGTATGGGTCAATAAAACAACCATCACAATCTTCTGCTTCAAATATCTTTAATAGTTCTTTATGATTGTAAAGTTTTCTATTATCAATAAATTTAAAATACTTACTTATTTCATCGTGGTAAAATAAATATTCGTTTAAATCTTTAATTGTTTCACCTGTCCACATTTGTATTATATCACGCTTCAATTGTCCAGCGTTATTTTCACCTGACCAAATGCACCATTTCTTACCGTGTATTTTACTTAGTGCGGTTAAGTACCATAATATGTAATTAGTTTTACCTACATTATCTAAACCAAGAAACATATTGAAGTTACCATTCTTATAAAGAAAGTAATCATCTAATAAACAACCAATGCCAACACCTTTTTTAATTCTACCTTCTTTAAATGCTTTTAAATATGGTACTGTGGCTTTATCTTCTAATATCATTGGTCAAGAAGTTTTTGCACTTCATCATTTACTTTTAATAAATTATCATTTGCGTAATTATCTTTTCTTTTCTTTTCTTTTCTTAATGCTTGAGCCCTGCTTAAGCCACCCTTCTTTCCGTTGCTAACATTTCGCTTGTGTTCTAATAAACGTTGCTGGTGTTGTTCATCTAACCATTTAATGCTAATAGTTTCCTCTTCTATCTTAAACAACTCAGCATCTAATAATGCACTCCATTGTTTAGGTATTAATGTTTTAATTTGCTTTTTTGAAACTTTACATTCTTTGCTCCAGTAGTAGCAGCAAACTTTCATAAATGCACCTTGAACATCTAAGTCCATAAATGATATACTGCCAGTAATCCATTGGTTAGGATAAAATTTAAAGTATGGTAATTCTTTCATAATTTGATTAATTGTTTGATTGGTAATAATATTCCGTTAGATGTGTCTTCATCTCCACCTTTTATATCTCTATTTGTATTTAAATATTCTCTACATAAGTTTTTTAATTTAGTAGTTTTAACAAATATTATATTTTCATTTGACAAAACAAAACAAAACCATTCAGCGTGAGTTGTTGATATTCCACTTGAACTACCTCTGCTTTTATATTCAATAAAAACATTACCAGTATCTTTAGCTTTAAAATCTGTTTTAACTTCTATTTTTTCATTAGATAACATTTTAGCAACTAAATTTTCACCTTTTAAACCAAGCTGTAAATCGTATTTAAAATCGCTGTTATGTTCCATAATATGCTTTGTGTTTTGCTTCATACTTATAATAAGCAATCAGCTCATCTTCGTTTAGTGATTCTTCTGTATATAGTTTGTCAAAGGTGAAGGACATATTTTTAATGCCCTCCACTTCTTTTTTAGGTTGTACAAAATCAATATACTTGAAATCTTTCTTTTGGATTTTATATGCCTGAACTAAAGAGATATAACTAATTTTATACCTCTTTGCTATTTCTGGCATTGACACTCCGCTCATCAATAAATTTTGTATATCTGACGAAGTCAAACCCAATGCTTTCAAGACTTTTGATTCTTTCATAATACTTAAAAGGGTAAGTCATTTGAAGTTTCTTTTACAGCAGCTTTTGGTGCTTCTGCATCTGGCTTCCAAGTATCAACACTAATACTTACATTTTTGTCGTACTGGTCTGGCTCATCTTTTATATTAATATTTAATTTGATAAACTTATTACCATTAAACTCTTGAATGTAATCAGCAAGTTTAGCTGGATTAATAGTGACTTTTAACCATTTGTCATTCATAACTTTACCGCTTCCGCAATATATTGTTTCTTCTTTTTTATTCATTGTTATTTGTTTTTATTGTTTATTACTTTGTTTTATATATTGATACTTGTTCTTTTAACCAAGGTCTAATCATTTCAACTGATGATAAAAGAGGACTATTATTTTTTGCTAAAGATTCCATCTGCTTAAAAATATAATTCATAATATTTTTATTACTTATAGATTTTTGATGTGCAAAAGTGCAAGTTCTGTTTATTGTAAATGCCTGAAATTTAGTTCCACCATATATAGACTTTAACCTTAAAAAGTTTTCAAATAAATACAAACTATATTCTAAATTATTAATTTTAGAATTTCCATATTTAAATTGTTTGCTTGTACCACAATTAAAAAATATATTTAGAACATTCCCTACTGAAAAAATATTTTTTGTTTTATTATACTTTTCATACACAAATGTATAATCCTTCTTGTTTCTTGCATAACTCTTTAAGTAATCTAAAGCAGACCAATTTCTGTTAGAATTATTTAAACTTATTATATATTTTTGGTAATCGTTAAGATTATTAGTGTCAACCCAATTCACAATATAAACTGGAACTGTTTTTAAATTTAACTTACTTGCTGAAATAACTCTGTGATGACCTTCAATAATATTACCTAAGTCATCAATTATAACTGGAGATAACCAACCAAACTCTTTAATTTTATTTTCAAAAGTTTGTGTATGGTTTTCAACTATATCTCTATTAACTAAAGATTCTTTAAGTTTATCAATAGGGTAATTACTTTTAAACTTACCTATTTTAAACTC